AATAAGTTCGTTAGCAAATAATCATTATATATCATCATCTGCATATCAAACAAGTGTAGCAGGAAATGTATTTTATAAAAATGGCCAGTTAGCTATCTCAAATAATTTACCAAAATATCATAAAGCATTAAAAAATGATTTTAAAATAGATTATAAAGGAACTCATACAATTTTTGAAAATGAAGTATTAGTTGAAGTGCCAGCCGGAACATGTAATGTAACTATGAATCCAACGGCATTAATAAGAGCAAACTCAGATAGAATAAAAAGTGAATTTTCAGGATCATTGAGACCATATGTAACAACTATTGGATTGTATAATGATAATGCACAATTATTAGCAATAGGAAAATTGGCACAGCCAATACAAAAACGAGATGATGTTGATATAAATTTCATTGTTAAGTGGGACTACTAGATATTTATATTAAATAGGGGAAAAGGTTATGCCAAGAGCAAATATTACAAAAACACCTCCAAAGGGTGCAGTTAGATTTTCGCTTTCTTTATCAGAAGAACAAAAGAAAGCAAAAACTCAAGTACTAAAACATCCATATAATTTTATTGTAGGAAAAGCAGGATCAGGTAAAACATTATTAGCTGTACAAATTGCACTAGACTTGTTTTTTAAAAAACAAATCAATAAAATAATAATTACTAGACCAACTATTTCTACAGAAGATAATGGATTCTTACCAGGATCAGAAAGAGAAAAAATGGAACCATGGTTAGTACCAATCAGATCAAATATGAGAAAGGTTTATAATAAGCCAATGATATTACAAAAAATGGAAAAGTCTGAAGATATTGAATTAGTATCCTTAGCACATTTTAGAGGAAGAACTTTTGATAACGCAGTTGTTATAGTCGATGAATTTCAAAACTTAAGTAGATCTCAATTAGCCATGGCAATTGGAAGATTAGGTAAAGATTCAAAGATGATATTCTGTGGTGATTCATATCAAATAGATTTAAAAGATAAAAATTGGTCAGCATATCATGATATGGCCAAACTAACTAATTCCAAATATGTATACAAAACAGTATTAGAAGATTCACATAGGCATGGAGCAATAGATGATCTTCTAGAATTATTAAACGGATATCATTAATATGGCTTGGAGAAATAAAAGTAAATTGCGAAGAAATGCAATAAAACATGGTTATAGATCTGGATTCGAACATAAAGTATCAGATCAATTAAAGGAAAACAAAATTAAATTTGAATACGAAACAACAGTTATACCATATATAAAACCAGAAACTAATCATACATATACTATTGATTTTACATTACCTAATGGTATATTAGTCGAAACAAAAGGTAGATGGGTAGCAGAAGATCGTAAAAAACATTTGTTAATAAAAAAACAACATCCAAATTTAGATATAAGAATAGTATTTATGTCTGGCAAAACAAAAATTAGAAAAGGTTCACCAACAACATATGGAATGTGGTGTGATAAACATGGAATCCCATGGGCAGAAAAAACTATTCCAACTTCATGGTTTTCTGAAAAATAATTTGGTTATTTGAAATATTTTTGTTATATTTCTATACATGACGAATTTTAAATTACTCACATTAATAGAAACTGTCTTAGGTAAAGGCAAATCAACTAATAAAGGCAATGTGGCATTTCATTGTCCATTCTGTCATCATAATAAGAAAAAATTAGAAGTTAATATTATATCTCAACATTGGCATTGCTGGGTATGTAATGCAGCTGGCAGAAAAATAATTACATTATTTAAAAAATTAAATGTTGAACGATTTAAAATTTCCAAGCTATTTGAATATATTGAAGAGACAGAATATAAACCTAAAATAACTACAACAAATACAAAAGCTGTAGAACTTCCGGCCGAATTCAGGCCATTATGGAAACTAGATACAACCTCACCAGAATATAGAAACGCAGTTTATTATCTTAAAAAACGTGGAATTACTATTCATGATATATTAAAATATAGAATTGGTTATTGTAGAAAAGGATTGTATTCAGGTAAAATAATAATTCCAAGTTATGATGCAAATGGAGTATTAAATTATTTTGTTGGAAGAGCTTATTATGAAGATGATGTCTGGAAACATAAGAATCCACAAGTATCTAAAGATATTGTAGGATTTGAATTACATGTCAATTGGAATTATCCTGTATGTTTAGTTGAAGGCGCATTTGATGCAATCTCAATTAGACGAAATGCAATTCCATTGTTCGGAAAAACAATTCCAGATCAACTAAAGTATAGAATTATAGAAAATAATGTAAAAACAATTTATATTTGTTTAGACAAAGATGCAAGAAAACAAGCAATTGAAACAGCTGAATATTTTATGGCTAATGGAGTTGACGTGTATTTTGTAGATTTAAAAGAAAAAGATCCAAGCGAGGTAGGGTTTGGTAAAATAAATAGTATATTAGCAGAAACAGAAAAATTAACATCTGAATGGCTAATGGAGCAAAGGATAATAGGAATATGATAAATAAAATATATCACATAGCAGATGTACATATTAGAAATGTTAAGCGACATAAAGAATATAGAGAAGTATTTAATCGATTATATTCATATATAAAAAAGACAAAACAAGAAAATGATCTAATATATGTTGCAGGAGATATAGTACATGCCAAGACAGACATGTCTCCAGAACTTATAGATATAACATCAGAATTTTTTACAAACTTAGCAAATATATTACCGACAATTGTTATTTTAGGTAATCATGATTGTAACTTAAATAATAATTTTAGACTAGACGCCTTAAGTCCTATTGTTAAGGCTATCAATCATCAAAACTTACACTATCTTAAAGACAACGGTGTATATGAGGTCCAAGGTGTACACTTTAACGTTATGGGGGTCGATGAAAAACCAATAAATTACATAAATGCATCAGATATAGATGGAAATTATAAGATAGCATTACATCATGGATCGGTACATAATGCATCAACTGATGCAGGATTTACATTAAGTAATACTCATGTAACCACAGATATGTTTATTGGACATGATTTAGTATTGTTAGGAGATATTCATAAACCACAATACTTAGACATTGACAAAACAATTGCATATGCTGGATCTTTAATTCAACAAAATCATGGAGAGGTATTAGGACATGGAATTATGGTTTGGGATCTAAAAACAAAAAAATCAGAATTTGTTGAAATTAAAAATGATTATGGTTATTATACATATGAAATTGATAATGGTAAAATAACTAATCCAAATTCAAAAGTTCCTAAAAAGCCAAGACTTAGATTAAAAGTAAAAGATACAGACTCAGGAACATTAAAACAAATAATTGCAGATATTAAATCAAAGTATAAAGTACAAGATATAACAATACAAAGAATAAATGCAATTAATACTTCAGATGCAAAAAATAAAATTAATTTTGGAAATGTTCGTGATGTAGAATGGCAAAACAATGTTATTACAGAATATTTATCTGATGAATATGCACTTGATGATACCTTATTAGATACAATTAGATATATTAATAGAACAGTGCATAGTAAATTACCAACAAATACATTGACAAGAAATATAACATGGCAGCCAAAAACTTTTGAGTTTTCTAACATGTTTAGTTATGGAGAAGATAATTTAATTGATTTTTCAAATATGAATGGAACTTATGGATTATTTGCTCCTAATGCTTCTGGAAAATCAACTTTGTTAGATGCGTTAGCATTTACATGTTTTGATAGGTGTAGTCGTACTAAAAAAGCAGTACATGTTTTAAATAATAAAAAATCTAGATTTGCATGTAAATTTGAATTTGAACTTGGCAAGTATACTTATTTTATTGAACGTATTGGAAAAAAGAATAATCGAGGACATGTTAAAGTAGATGTTAATTTTTGGAGAGTAGATAAATCAGGCGCAGAAGAAAATTTAAATGGTGATCAAAGAGATTCTACAAATAAAAACATACGACAATATTTAGGATCATATGAAGATTTTGTGTTAACTGCATTATCATTACAAAATAATAATACTGGTTTTATTGATAAAACTCAAAGAGAAAGAAAGGATTTATTATCACAATTTTTAGACATTGATATATTTGAACAACAGTATTTAATTGGACATGAAGATATTAGAGAAACAGCTGCATTAATTAGAGAATATAAACGAAAAGACTTTTCAACCGATCTTGTAAATGCAAAAGAAATAATTTCTCAATATACTGGTTCTTATGAACAAATGAAAGTTGATAAAATTGAACATGAAGAAATGAAAACTAATTTAAATGATATTATTTTTTCATTAACAAAAGAACTTAAAAAGGTAGATAACACATTATTAGAACCTTCAGATATACAATATGAATTAACTCAGTTAACAGATAAATTAGGAAATTTAAAATCTGATGTAGAAACTCAAAAAGATTTAATTAAAAATCAAAACAAACTTATTTTAGAAACTAAACAAAAAATAAGTAATGTTGATGAAGACTTTTTTAAAGATCAATTATTAGAATTAAAAAATTATAAATCAGAAATTGTAAAATTAAATAATGATCTAAAAGTTAAACGATTAAAAATAGATCATGCTCAAAAAATGGTATCAAAATTAGATAAACATGAATGGGATCCAAACTGTAAATTTTGTATGGCAAATCCATGGTTACATGAAACAAAAGACATAGCAGATTTATTACCAAAATTAATAGATGAAGAACAACAAATTTTATTTGATATTGATGATATAGGTGAACGTATAACAAAAATTGAAGATACAGATAAACCACAACAAAAACTAGAGGCCGTTAATAGTCTTAAAAGTTTATCAAGTAACTATGAAAAATCGTTAGTTACAATGGAGCATAGTATACAAGGAACAGGATGGGATATTGAATCAATTAAAAATGATATATCTAACAAAAAGAAACAGTTAGCTAAATCAATAAAACAAAAAGATAATATTGAATTTAATAAAACTAAAAATTCTGAAATACAAGAAATTAGAGAAGAAATTATTACAGTAAACAATGAGTTATCACAATTAGATTCAAAACTATTAATATTATCAGGTAAATTAAAAATGGCCGAAAAGTCTAAAAAAGATGCATTAGATGGAATTGATAGACTAAAAGAATTAGAACAACAATATCAAGGATATGAATATTATCAAAAAGCTGTGCAACGAAATGGAGTGCCATATCATTTAATAACAAAAGCACTTCCTCAAATAGAAGCTGAAATAAACAATATATTAAATCAGATAGTT